GGCTGCATTGGTCGACCAGGCCGACGAGATGGGTTCGCTCTTCTACTCGATGGAGTGCCGAGGATCGCACGTCCACTGTGCCGGTCCTAACGGTTGCGACCAGACATTCGACTACATGGCAGTCGAGGATCATTGCGCCCACCTCAAGGAGCGCAGTTCGGTCCGCCACATCGTGAACCCCACCTTCCGTGGCGGGGCGCTCATCATCCCACCGACCCGCCCTGGCTGGAAGGACGCGACAGCCCATGTTCTCCAGGACAGTGCAATCCGCGATGAGGCGCAGCGGTATGCCGAGCTAACGGAGACGTCGTTCAACCAGGCGAATGCGACCGGTTCAGACCTGACTCCCGCCGCTTGGGAAGCACTGATGGGCCAGATCGTTTCGTACGGGCGTCCAAAGTTTTAAATCGACCGCCCAATACGAACGACATCATCAACGTGAACGATCGCATGGAAACAGCTCTCTCGATGCATGACGCATTGATGCTGAACCGTCCCGAGGGTGCACCTCATGACGCTGCCATGTGCCCGTTCTGTGCGGACTGGAGCATGGCAGAGGGGGGCGTGCCTTCCGGCTATGCCCGTCTCGAACTGGCCGATGCGAAGACGCCGTACGGAGACGTCGAGTACGCAGACCCCGGCTACCAGGCCGACAAGGTGAAGCGTTACCCGATTGACACTGAGGCGCACGCGAGAGCCGCGTGGTCTTACATTCATCAGGCTGGAAACGCCGAGAAGTACAGCGCCGATCAACTTTCCTCTATTCGCGTGAAGGTCCAGAACGCTCTCAAGAAGTTCGGGGTCGAAGCGGAAAACAAGGAAGTTGAAAAGACGAAGAAGATGGCCGATGCAAAGACTGGCTCAAACAAGCCGCAACCAGCATCGAACAAGAAGTCATCGGATTCGAAGGCTTCTTCGGAAGACCAGTCAGTTGCATCGGAAGGAGGGACACACCCCATGGAAACGATCACGCAAGAGACTCACGAGGCTCTTCTCGATAAGGCTCTCCGCGATGCAACTGCATCCCTTGAGGCTGAGAAGGCTGAACTGATCAACAAGGTAGCAAAGCTCACCGAGGATGCCGCCAAGGTAGACGAGGAGAACGCTTCGCTCAAGTCCGAGAACGAGCGTCTGAACGGTGACCTGGACACAGCCCAGGTCGCACTCAAGTCCGCTCAGGACGAGGCCGAGGCGCTCAAGGGCGAGAAGGCCGCTGCTGAGGAGGCTGCCGCTAAGGCAGTCGTCGCCAGCGAGCGCGCATCACAGGTCCGCAACCTGAACCTGTTCACCGAGGAGTACGTCACCGAAAAGGCGTCGCTCTGGGCGGACATGGACGAGGCCGCATGGACCGAGCGTCTGGGTGAGTGGCAGGTCGTCAAGGGCCAGTCCACAACCAGCGCTCCCGCAAGCACCGACACCGCATCCGCGATGACCGGTACCGCCGAGATCCCATCGGGACAGCAGGCAAACGCCCGCCGTGCCGCTCTGGGTCTCAACTGAAAACAGTAGGAAGGAGGAACAGTGTCGTACACGCGTAACTTCGGTTTCCGTGACCTGACCGCGATTGTTCGTGATGGTCGCAACAAGGTACCCACGGGTCTTACCGGTTCGGATGCCAGTGGCTTCCTGATCGGTACTGCGGTAACCGTCGACCCAGCCAACCCTGGAAGCCTCAAGCGTCCCGGTGCTGCTGCCGCGCCTACTGCGCTCAGCGGAATCGTGATCTACGAGCACATCCAGATGCAGGGCGTCGACCCGCTGCTCACCACGTTCCTTGACCCGCCTTTCATCTGGGCACCTCAGGGCCGTTACGCCCAGATGGTCCACGGTGTCGGTGTCAAGGTGTGGTTCAAGAACACGAGTGACCTGCCGCTTTACGACGGTCGCTCGCAGGTTGGTGGCACCTTGGTGAACCCAACCGATCTGTCCACGCTCGCCGTTGGTGACAACCTGACCCCAGCTGCCGATGGCACCTGGGCGAAGACCGCTACTGCCGCTGAGGCATGGCTCACCGTCGAGTCCGTCAACGCCACGACCGGTCTGGTCGAGGCTCGGTTCACCTTCTGAGAGGGGGGAAATAGACAATGTCTGACATCACTAAGTCGATGGTCGACAGCTTCGCCAAGCACGTCGAGGACAAGCGCGCACAGCGTGAGATCTCGGAGAAGGCGAACGAGGAGGCCAAGCTCTACTGGAATGACCCGAAGTGGCGTGCCGACTTCGCAGCTGATCTGACGGAATCCATTCTCCTCGGTTTCGATTACGAGACCCTGGTGGACCGCTGGATCGACACGAAGACTGCTGGCTTCAATGACCGTATTACGGTCAAGGAGGCTACAGGTCTCAAGGCATTCTGGATGGCTCGCGGTGGTTACATCGAGGCCAGCCAGATGAGCGCAGAGATCGCGGAGATCCCGCGTGACATGCTCGGTGTGCACGTTTTCGAGTTCGAGGATAAGTTCCTGACGAACTTCACGGAGTCGGCACAGACGCTTCGCGATCTGTCTATCCAGCGTATGGACGCGGAGATCAACCGCCGCATCCACACGGTCATGGCTGAGGCTGTTCCTTCGGGATCGCCTTTCTACGTCGCTACGCCAGGTCTGTCGAAGCCTGCTCTGGACAACGCTATCCGCGCCGTCCAGGACGCTTCGCGCACCGGCCAGGTTGTCATCGTCGGTCGCCCAACCATGGTCGACCAGATCGTTGACTTCGAGGGCTTCGGCGTGGAGACCCTGGAGGAGATCCGCCAGAAGGGTGTTCTCGGTAACTACCGAGGCGCTGACATCGTTCGCCTGCGCAACTTCAAGGACGAGGACGGTTCTCCGTACCTCCCCGGTAACGAGATGTGGGTCATGGCGAAGGACACGGGTACATTCGCGTTCTTCGGTGGCTTGCAGTCCAAGGAGTTCACGGACAACGACAACTGGTACTGGCACTACATCGCACGCCGCGACGTCGGCCTGCTGGTGTACCACCCTGAGCGTGCTCGTCGCCTCGTCGACAGCAACCAGGCTGCCTGATCCAGCTAAGCATAGGCGGGGGTTCCTTCGGGAGCCCCCGCTTTGCTTTATCTCCAGAGCGATTCAAGCCGAACAATGAATCGGAACAGAAACTACCGCCCGATTCAAGGAGAACTGGAAATGGCGTCCTACGAACTCACTGGTTCGGTTACGGACAAGGAGAAGGGTTTCATCGAGACCTGGGAGAACGTCTCCATCGTAACGAACTACATCATCCGCGAGAACCGTCGCGGTGACGAGCAGTACCACCAGATCAAGGGTCCGCAGAAGTTCAAGCTGTCGACCTATGACCGCATGCTGACCGAGGACAAGATCCTCGATGACCGCAACAACCCGTTCAAGAACGGCTCTTTCCGCCCGGTCGTAGTTCCTGAGGATGTCAGCATCGAGTCGAACCCGAATGCCATGTCCAACGAGGACATCGCACGCGTCTTCAAGGCGTCGGATGTCGCATGGGACGAGTACATGGATGTCATCGACTCCCCGGCGACCATCAAGCGCATGATCGACATGGCTGACAACGGCGAGGGTGAACTGACGCACAAGCGTTACCGCCAGATCGAGTCCATGTACGAGCGGTTCAGCCGGAACGTCAACCCGCGCCAGGGTGGCATGAGCGAGGACGAGTACAAGCGTCTCGGCTCAGAGAATGAGCAGCCAGCTGCACCGCGTCGGGGTCGTCCACCGAAGAGCGCATGATCTCGGTTCTCCATACCGTTTTCGCCCGCTCTCACGGTCGACAAGTAGTAGGTAACACCCTCCCCTCGAAAGGTGCCTAATGGCAAACAAGCTCGGTCGTCGCGCGCCCAAGAACGCGCCAGCGCTCAAGTTCTCCAGCTTCATGAAGGCGGTTGGAGCTGTTCCAGCTCATCCGTCGACCGAGGACTATCTCGCCAAGCTCAAGAACTGGCAGGTTCTCGGCAACGACAACGTTGGTGACTGCAACGCGGTCACCTGGGCCAACATGCGCCGTCTCACCACGGCTGCGCTGAGCACGGAGAACTACCCAACACAGGCGCAGGTCTGGGAGTTCTACAAGACGCAGAACCCGAACTTCGACCCCAACGGTGATCCAAACGTCAATGGTCCTGGATCGCAGGACGACCAGGGCATGGACATTCAGACGGGCCTGGAGTACCTGCATGCGAACGGCGGACCAGATGGTGTCAAGGCTGTCGCGTTCGCCAAGGTCGACGTCACCAACAAGGACGAGGTCGAAGCAGCCCTGGCTGTCTTCGGTGGCCTCTGGCTGGGCATCGTCGTGCTCGACGCGAACATGCAGCAGTTCGACAAGGGCCAGGCATGGACCAACGTCGCGGGCGCGAAGGTCGACGGTGGGCATGCGATCCTCGGCGGCGGC